ACATCTAGTGTGTATGCTGGCAATCTGTTAGTGGTAAAAATACCAACTTTGGCTGTACTTGCATCTACGTAAACAGCGTCAACAATTAGTGAGTTAAACTGATTACTACGCACACGCAAACTCATGTCATGGTCTAGTAACTGATTTTCTATATAAAATCTCTCACCGATCACTTTTTGTACGTTGTTTTGTGATAGACCAATTGTCAAACCACCGGAGTTTTGAATAGTTAATGAACCAGTTGTTACATCATTTGCGTTTGATGCTAAAAACTGTTCAGCTGTTCTATTAACTCCTGCCGCATCTGTAAGTGCTAGTGAACTGCTTGCTACTCCGAGCCATTTAAAAGTAGTTGCATTAATAATATTAATGCCTTCGTAAATAATTCCAGTTGTATTTGTTGCAGTAACTAACCCTGTAATTCTTTGTGAGTAAGTAGGCGTAAATTCTATTGCACTTAATACTGCTGACAATGTTCCGCCAACATACAAATATGCTATTGTACGTGATCTGCTTTGATTATCAAGTATACTACCAGTTTCAAATCCTGTTTTCTTTTGGGTTACAGTGTATTGTGGACCAATTAGTACTGTATCAGTTCCGTCAAATGCATAAAGTTGATTGTTTAGGTTATCAATCCATAAATCGCCTGCTACCATTGTAGGCAGTGTGTTTTGGACAAACGGTCCGCCACTTGCTTTCCATATTAATCCGTCAAATACTTTTAATCTAGCTGCACTAGTATCCCACCAAAGTTGCCCTGATAACGGATTACTTGGTGCTGCTGTGCTAGAGAAGTTTTCCAACAATTTAATAAAATTTTCATTAAACGCTTCGCCGTAGCCTGTATAGTTTTTACCAACTAATGTAAGGTTTGTACTAGCTGTGTCAATCTGTCCGTCAATTAACGATACTAGTAATGTACCGTCTGTTTTGTTTAATTGATAGCTCATGATGTAACTCCAGTGTATATAATATAGTTAACAGCTAGGTATGGATTTAGGATATCCATTGCAGTTCCTAAAGTAGTTGATGTCTTAATACCACCACTTGAAGCTAAACCGTGTGTTCCTTGTGATCCAGACTCTATTGAAAGTTGAATTGCTCCTGTGTCTACAGGAGTACCTGTTCCAACTCTTGTTGCATAGTACTGTGTTCCACTTTCGCCTTCCATATCATGTTCGTGTTCTGGCAAATTTCCTATTGTAATTGAAGTACTTTGAGTACCTCCGCTACCGCCAATACTATCTGCATTTGCATCTGTTACTCTGTTGGCACTTGCACCGCCCATATTGTCCATGCCTAGTGCAAATCTTCCTCGCATATCAGGTAGTGCAAAAAAGTTAACTCCTGCATCACTAATTAAACTAGCATCTTTAAAGTTAAACCCAATAGCTAACCATAATTCGTTATAATCTGACTTTCTTACTTCTGATCCATCACAAAATAACCAACCTGACGGAGTTGCTGTGCCGCCATATGGCATAAACACTCCTACTGGGTTGAGTGGAATATCTTTTATAAGGTTACTTTTTGTAATTCTAAATACGCCTGTTGTTCCAGTAGGCCTATTTAATAGTACTTCGTCGGAATTCTCTGCGGAATACGTAACATCTTTATTGGAAATAAACGTATCAGCAATCGACATATTAAATGTCTTAGTGCTTCCGCCTGTTTGTCCGTCAAATTCAAAGCTTGCAGCTTCTACATCTCCAGAAACTGCAAATGTTGTAGCACTTGCTAGCTTATCTGCCGAGCCTGCTCTACCACTAACTGTTCCACTTACGTTACCTTGAATGTTGCCGTAAAAAGTATTAGCATATACACTGTCGTACTTGTTTATTAACGTACCAATGTTTCTAATTGATGCTGAATCTGGTGCAATATTTCCAGTTTGTAAAATACCGCCTACATCAACATTACCGCCTATGTATGCATTAAGTGCAATGCCCATGCCGCCTGTTGTAATAAGTGATCCTGTACTAATACTAGAACTGTTAATAGTACTAGTAATTGAAACATAACCTGATGCAGCAACTCCTAACTTAGGTGAAACTTTAACATTACCTGATACATCAAGATCTTGTTCAGGGGCACTATTATTAATGCCTACTTTACCACTTGAATCAATACGCATTACTGTAGGTGTTGATGTTCCGCTACGTAATCTAAAGTCAATATTGGAACCACTAGTGTTATGTTGTATAACGGCTTGCTCGCCGTCTACCCCCATACTAAGTTGTCCGCCTGTACCAATTACTATACCGTTATTATTTTTAATTTTTAAATCAAAGTTTGATGTCGAAGTTTGATCTGTTCTAACAAAGTTAGCTGCTGGCACAGTTGTTGAGCCAACCACAAGTGCATCAGCTTTTTCTGCTGTACCAAAATACTTTAAAGCTTCGGTTCCAAATAATGCAGTATCACTAATGTTCATTCCTGCTTGTATGCCAGTTGTAAAACCTGCAATAGCAGACTTTGGAACAAATGCTCTATCACTAATAATGAAAGCTGGTTTGTCTTGCATTTTAACAGAAAGAATAGTGTATGTTAAGTTATCAGTTCCTACAACAGATTCTGATTTTGTACCTGTTAACAATCCATCTGTAAATTCAGGACCAACTAATACCCAAGTACTACCTGTAAACAAATATAACTGCTGACTACCTGTATTAACCCACAAGTCGCCTGCACTACTGTTAACAACAGCTGGTTCAGAACTTGCTTTTTTAAGTCCTGCAGCTGATTGCCAAATTGCGCCGTCATAAATTTTAAGTTGATCAACTCCTGTCGACGTATCGTACCAAAGTTGTCCTTCTACTGGACGTAGTGGTGCATTACTGTTAGCAAAGTTTTCCAACAAGTGCAAAAAGTTCTCACTAATTGCTTGACCATATGCTGTTGTAAATCTACCAGGTAAACTTAAAGTAGTCTCCGCATTAAGAGTGTTGTCTTCAACTGTAATGGTTCCTTTGTTTACAGAGTCAGTGTAACTAATTGCATATGCCATAATCTATTCCTTACCCTGCCAAACTTTGTACACGTACAGTGTAGTCAATTTGTATTAATCTGTTAAGTGACTTTTGCACAGGATGGAAAATAACATGTGTAATTAATCTGCCTGCGCCGGCTGGGCTGTAACTTCTTAAACCTAATTCATCAAATACAAATGCATTATCAGGATCAGTTGCGTTATCAAATGCCTGTTGGCCGCTTGGTTCACCATAGTCTAGTAAACAACTAACTAAAATATCAGTATAGTTAGTTCCACTTACGTGTCTTGTTTCTGTTTTATTTCTAGCAGTGTCTGTGTTATTAACACTTTTTTCGTCAACTACTTTTGTATAAGTTTGATTATACAAACTAGCATTTGTGCCTGTACTGTTAGGAGTAAGATACGTAATAATGCCTGTCGGATCAACACTTGTGCCGCCATTTCCGAAACTCATTTCGTAAACAAATCCTGCACCTGCATTACTCAGACTTTCTGCCAACGCAATACTCATATTTTCATAATGGATTGCATTGCGTTTTTCAACATATACTGCCTTTGACTCAGGGTCAAAGATTTTAATATGTCCTTGTACTAGTACTCCGTTTTTATCTTGCATATTATCACTCATTGTATTTCCTATACTGTATTTATTCTGGTAGCGCCGATGTGCCTGCTCGTAAGAATCGTGCAATTGAATTTTCAGCGTCTCCCAGCATTTCACCTGTATTTGTCCAAGTTTGACCAGTCTTTTTAATAACTGTAACCTTGGTATTAAGTGCTGGAACGTTACTTAATATTATTGTATTATCATCACTATTAAATTCAAATTCTTTTGGTAATGTTATGTCACCATCTGGGCTATCTAGTGCAATTACAGGATCAAAAGATTCTAAAGTTGTTTTTCTAAGTCTTTTACCAGCGGAAAACACTTCAATTTCATTATAAGTTCCAACATCAAATCCTAATGTAAAGATTGTTTGTGTTCCGGTTCCAACAAAGCTTTGAGACTGTGTAACGTCTTTATATGGTATAGTCTTACTTATGTTCTGATCATATACACGTTGTCCTACTGGATAAGTTTCCTTAACTCCAGTACCTAGTGTGCCCCTACGTAGTT